TTTCTTCGCCGAGCTGACGGTCGAGGACCATTATCGGAAGCCGACGCGGACGGTCTGCATTCGCGAAATACAGCGCTCGCTCAAACTGTCGGCCAAGCAGCTCGTCGAGGACAAGATCAGGGCGCTCGGCCTCCAATCCTTTTTCCGCCCGCTGGAAGACAGGATAGAGGACGCCCGGGGCGGGCTGATCATATTCCAGGGGATGCAGAACCACACCTCGGACAGCATCAAGTCGCTTGAAGGCTTCGACGTGGCGTGGGTCGAAGAGGCGCAGTCACTATCGCAGCGTTCGATCGACTTGCTCACGCCGACCATCCGTGCCGACCATTCGGAGATCAGATTCTCGTGGAATCCCGACCTGCCGACTGACCCGGTCGACGCGATGCTGTGTGGTGACGACCCCCCTGAAGGTTCGATCGTCGTCGAGGCGAACTATACCGAGAACATGTGGTTCCCCGAAGCGCTCAAGAAGGACATGGAGCGCGATCGCGAGCGCGACCCCGAAAAGTATCAGCATATCTGGCTCGGCGGCTATCAGCGCAACAGCGAGGCGCGGGTTTTCCACAACTGGACGGCCAGGGAGTTCGAGACGCCGGACGCGGCCGATCTGTATTTCGGTGCCGATTGGGGCTTTGCCAATGATCCAACCGTGCTCGTTCGTTGCTTCATCGGACGCTTCGAGGATGGACGGGCGGTTGCCGATCCTCTTGGCCGGACGCTGTTCGTCGATCACGAGGCGTGGGCCATCGGCCGGGCGATAGACGAGACACCGGCCCTGTTCGCCGGCGACAGCAAGCGCGGCGCTTGGCCCAATACCCTTGGGGAGAAGGGAATAGAGGGTGCCCACGAATGGCCGATCGTCGCCGACAGCGCGCGCCCGGAGATGATCGACCACATGATCCGCCGCGGTTTCACGATGAAGGCGGCGATAAAGGGCAAGGGCTCGGTCGAGGACGGCATTGAATTCCTCAAGAGCTATGACATCGTCGTTCATCCCCGCTGCCTGCATGTCGAGGATGAGCTGACCTATTACAGCTTCGAGACCGACAAGCTCACCGGCGCGGTTCTGCCGAAGCTGGCGGACAAGGAAAACAACACCATCGACGCGCTGCGCTATGCGCTTGAGGGTGCCAGAAAGGCGCTTGGGTCGACCAGTTTCTGGGCGGCCGAGCGATCGAAGCCCGTCGATATGATGGGCGGCGTATCGGCACCCCAAACCGTGGGCATGATGTAATGGGCCTGCTCGACCGCGCTTCCGCGTTGTTCCGCGCCCCGAAAGCGGGCTCGCTTTCCGTCGCGCGGCACAAGGAAGAATGGACGCACCAGTTCGTCAACCAGATATTCCCGTCCGACGATCATATCCTGAACGAGAAGGGCGGCGGCGATATCAGCCTCTACAAGAAGCTGCTGTCCGACGATCTGGCGGCCTCCAATTTCCAGCAGCGCCGCCTCGCCGTGGTCGCGCGGGACTGGTCGGTCGAGCCCGGCGCCCATGACAAGGCTTCCGGGATGGCGGCTGATTTCATGCGCGAACTCATCGACCGGATCGGCTGGGACGATGTCTGCGATAAGATGCTCTATGCGGTCTGGTATGGCTATGGCGTCGGCGAGGGCATCTATGCCAGCGACGGCAATCAGATAACGCTTGAGCGCATCGACGTTCCCGATCGGTCGTGGTTCGGCTTCGACCGTGATCTCAGGCTCTGCATCCGGCCTGCTTTCGGCTACGCGGCCGTCGATCCCGTTCCGGACAGGAAATTCTGGACTGTCAACTATGGGGGAGATAACGACTTCAATCCCTACGGCCGAGGTCTCGCGCACTGGCTCTACTGGCCGATATTCTTCAAGCGGATGAACCTGCCGCAATGGCTCAAGTTTCTTGAGGCATCGGCTTCCCCCACGGCGCTCGGAAAGGTGCCGGCGGCATGGTTGGAGGACGATAGCCCGAACGGTCAGAAGGCAAAGGTCATGGCGATGCTGACGGCGATGTCCGGCTCGTCCGCCGTCGCTATCCCCAACGCCATGGAGGCCGAGATCATCCACGCGATGAGAGCCGGCGATCCTGGCTATGCGATCATGCTCGACAAGATGGATAAGGCGATCATGCGCACGATCCTTTCGCAGACCATGACGACTGAAGACGGATCGAGCCGCAGCCAGGCGGAGGTCCACAAGGACGTTCGCGATGAGGTGGTCCGGTCGGACAGCGACCGTCTTCACGAGACCTTCAACCGCACGCTCGGAGTCTGGCTGACAGAAATGAATTTCTCCGGGGCCACTCCGCCTCGCGTCTATCGGATCATGGAGGACCCCGAAGACCTGACCGAGATCGCCCGCCGCGACACGGCCCTCAAGGGGCTGGGCTGGCGGCGCACCGACGAAAGCTTCAACGAGACCTATGGCGAGGGCCAGTATGAGCAGGCCGAGGAAGGGCGGGAAGAAGAGGACGAAGACCCGCCTGAGTTTGCCGCGCCCGACAATCCCGACGAGGTCGATCGCTTCGTTGCCATGATGATGGAGGAAAGCGACCCGCTCATCCGCGAGATGGTCGCGCCGCTGGTCGAATCGCTCGAAGGCGTGACCGACCCGGCGATAGCACGGGCAAAGGTGCTCGCCGCATTGGAGGACATGCCGGTGAACCCGTTGACCGAGATGATGGCCAAGGCCGGGATATATGCGAGGGGAGAAGCCGAGGGGCGGTCGGACGATGCCCTCGATTGAATATGACGCACCCTTTCGACAAGGCGGTGCCGACTTTAACCCGCTCGCCGTCGAAAGCCGGGACGTGGTCGACTGGCTCGACCGCAAGCAGCCTCTCCCGATAGGCCGCTGGGACAGCATAGGGTCCGAGGAATATGCCCGCTCGTTCACGGTCGCGAATTCGATGCGGTCGGACATCGTCGCCGACATCTACCGCGAGCTGCTGGCAACCTTCGACGAACGCGAAGGCGAACGCGCATTCGCTGATCGCGTCATCCCGATCCTGAGAGACAAGGGCTGGATCGACAGCGAACGCGAGCTTGCCCGCCGGGTCAGGTTGATTTTCGACACGAACCTCCGAATTGCCCGTTCGACGGCTCGGTGGCAGCGCTTCCAAAGGGGCAAGGGCTCAAGGCCGTATCTGCGCTATTCCGCCGTGGGCGATCGCAGAACCAGGCCGAGCCACATGGCGCTCGACGGCATCATTCTCCGCATCGACCATCCGTTCTGGCAGCGCCATTTCCCGCCCTGGGATTTCAACTGTCGTTGTTCCGTCCGCACCTTGGCAGACCGCGATCTCGCCCGCGACAACGCCTCGATAACGAGTGAGGCGGAGCTGGCGCAGAGGCTACAGCATGTCCGGCCGGACGAGGGGTTTGGAACGGTCAGCCCGGCGATAGCCAGCGTCGAGGCAAATGTCGCCGACATCGTCGAGGCCGCGAACGACAGGCGGCTCCCGGTTACGGTTCAACTCGTTCCTGCCCCGCTGGCGAGCCGGGGCAGGTCGATGTGGGGCGTGGCGATCGGGACTTTCCTGCTTGAGCTGATCAGGCGCCGCGCGGGCGACTAACCGGAACCGTTCCGGGTTTTGCGGGATGTGATATTCCGAAAACGCTTCCCCGCATGAGCAAATTGCCAGAGATCGAGATTTTCCGGGTCGGCGACCTGACCGATTCTGCGGGGGTCAAACGGACCTTCACCGCCGACGATCTCGACAAGATCGCCTCAGCCTATTCGGCCGACAACCCCGCGCCGCTCGTGGTCGGCCATCCCAAGGACGACAGCCCGGCCTATGGCTGGGTCGATGGCCTCCGCCGCGTCGGCGACAAACTTTTCGCCCGGATCAAGGATGCCAGCGAGACCTTCGTCTCGGCGGTTCGCGAAGGCAGCTACAAGCGCATCTCGGTTGCGCTGTTCGGCCCCGACCACGGCAGCAACCCGACGCCCGGCCAGTTCACGCTTCGCCATGTCGGCTTTCTCGGCGGCGCGGCCCCGGCGGTCCCGGGCCTCAAGCCGGTTAACTTCGCCGGTTCCGATCCGGACAATGTCATCACTTTCGAATTGCAGCCGGAGGCCAAGGATCAGGCCGTCCCCGTCAATTTCATCTCACCAACGAAGGAGCCGGCGATGCCCGAGCCCAAAGAACCGGACTCCTCCAAGGAGCTGGCCGACGCCAAGGCGAAGATCGCCGAATATGAGGCAGCCGAGGAACAGCGCTTGGCCGATGCCAAGGACGCTCGCGAGCGCGAGGACGCCGAGTTTGTCGCCGAGTGCGTCAAGGACGGGCGCATTCTCGCCGTCGACAAGGAGCCGATCATCGCGCTCTTCAAGGCGCTGCCCGAGGACGAGATCACCTTCTCAGTCGACGGGTCGGACAAGACGCAGGCGCCTCGTGATTTCATGCGGAGCCTGTTCGACAAGGCGCAGTCGAAGATCATCTTCGAAGCGCTTTCTCCGACCGGCGAGCCCAATGGCCCGCCGCGCACCGCCGCCGAGTTCTCCGCCGCCGCGGACGCGATGATCGAGCACGCCAAGAAGGACGGCAAGGTGCTGACCCGCGATCAGGCACTCGAAGCTCTCGAAAAGGGGGATGAATAATGGGACTGACCCAAGGGCTCCTGGTCAAGGGCTACACGGCCGGCGCAGCAATCGAAGCGCGCAAGGTCGTCAAGTTCGACGCCGCCGACAGCACGGTCATCGAATCGGATGACGCCAATGACTTTCACATCGGCGTTTCGGCGCCCGATGTCGATGTCGCGATCGGCGCCACGGTCGACGTCCATCTCGGAGGTATCGTCGAGTGCATTTCGGGCGGCACAGTTACGCGCGGCGGCTCGGTCACTGCGGACAGCGCGGGCGATGTCGTCGATACCACCACGGCGGGGGATCGCTGCATCGGCTTTGCCGAAGTGTCGGGCGTCGATGGAGACATCGTCACGGTCTTTCTCGCGCCTCACATCTACGCCGCAGCTGCATAGGGGATAACCGATGGCTCAAGCACCTTTCGTTATCACGCCGGCGCTGACCTCGGTCGTCGTCGATTATTCCCGGACCAACTCGGGCCGACGCGGCTATATCGCCGACATGGTGTTGCCTCGCGTTCGGGTCGAGACGCCCGATTTCCGCTATACGACCTATCCTATCGAGGAAGCCTTCACGGTCACCGACGATACGGTCGGGCGGACTTCGCAGCCGAACCAGGTTATTCAGTCCGCGAGCGAAGCGACCGGCTCCGTCGAGGACCGATCCCGTTCCGCGACGAGATGGCGGCGCGCGGGCAGCTTCCGTTCTCGCTTCGCGCGCGCGGGGCAAGGCAGGCCGCCAATACGGTCCAGCAGAATCGCGAGATCAGGACTGCGGCGCTCTATTTCACGGCCGGCAACTATCAGACCGGCTACAAGGCGACGCTTTCCGGCACCACGCAGTGGTCGCACACATCGAGCGATCCCGTCCTCGCCGTCCAGGACGCGGCCAACGCCATGTTGGTTCGCCCGAATGCGATGGTTGCGAGCCTTGCCGTGGTTACGGCGCTTATGCGGCATGACGCGGTTTCGACGGCGATCGGGGGCAGCCCGTCGACCGGCAGGCATACCAATCTCGACGAGCTGGCGGCGATCCTCGGTCTCCGCAAAATCTTCGTCGGTCAGGCCATGTATCAGTCGTCGAAGAAGGGCCAGGCTCTCACGACGGCGAACATCTGGGGCAAGCACGCGGCCCTCGCCTATATCCCCGAGGTCGGCGACGACGGGCTGGTCGACGACGGCGATGTCGATGCGCCGGCCTTCGCCAAGACCTACCAGTGGGGCGACAAGGTCGGCGGGACGATCAACGATCCCGACATGGGCATGTGGGGCGGCGTCCGCATCCGTTCGGGCGAGAGCGTCGTCGAGAAGATCATCTCGCAATATGCGGGCTATCTCTTCACCGATGCGGTGGCGTAGCGATGAAATATCTCGCCAACATCGCGCTGGACTTCGGCCCGACTCGCTATGAGGCGGGTGAAGAGGTCAAGGTCGGCAAGGGCGAAGAGGGAGCGGCCGCCAGCCTTATGAAGCGCGGCCATCTCGCGCGCCTCGACGACGGCGACGAGACCGTCTCTCCGCTCGGCACCGAGAATGTCCGTCACGACGAAGCCGATCTGCGCGCGGAGTTGGAGAGCAAGACCATCAAGGAGCTTCGGGCCTACGCCAAGGACGAGGACATCAACCTCCATGGCGCCGATGTGAAAGACGACATGATCGGGCACATTCTCGGAGAGGCCGAATGAAGCTGTTCGCATTTCTCATCCCGCTGGCACTGCTCGCGGCTTGCGATGTTCGGGAGGCAGCGCCTCCCACCGACGATGAAACGGTGATCGAGGGTTGCCAGGACGACGGCGACGCCGCGACCAACGATTGCCCATAGGGTTCTATCGCCCCGCCGAAAGCTTCGTCCTCTACCGATGTCTCGCCGCCGGACATATTCAAGGCTAGGGCCCGGCTCAGGATCAAGGAGCGCGTGCTATGGCCTATCTGACCGAAGAGCAATATCTTGATCGGTTTGGCGACGATGAAGCCGTCCTACTTGCCGATACGGATGGCGATGGAGTTGCTGATGCGGAGCGGATCGCCGCAGCCATCGCGGACGCGGAGGCAACCATCGACAGCTATATCGCCGCTCGTTATTCGACGCCGCTCGAAACCGTCCCCGCCGTCCTGACCCAATATGCCGCCGATCTCGCAAGGGAGCGGCTTCACACCGTCCAGCCGACCGAGGAAGTGACCGAGCGCGCCAAGCGTGCCGTTGCATGGCTAAAGGACGTTGCCAGCGGGAAGGCCAGCCTGCCGATCGGCTCGGGTGGAGAAGGCGGCGTTGGCGATCCGGCCTATGTGGAGCGGGACAGCATCTACGACACCGGCTTTTCCGATCCGCTTACTCTCGACTATCGAGGCTTTTGATGGCCCGGCGCTTCCGCATGGAGCTCAGGATCGAGAGCAGCGGTCTCGGCCGTGCGATCAAGAGAGCCATTGCCCAAACCCGTGATCTGGGGCCGTTGTTCGAAGACAGCGCCGACATTCTCGAAGCCTCGACCGATCTCAGGTTCGACACAGGGATAGGGCCGGGCGGGATTCCCTGGCCGCGTTCCCGCAGGGCAGCCGAGCAAGGGGGAAAGACGCTTGTCGATCGGGGCTTGCTCAGAGGCTCGATGACGCGCGAGGTCGGCGAAAAGCACATGGAGTTCGGCGTCGA